AACTACACAGTTACCACCTAACGCAACATTTACTGGTGCAATTGAAACAATTTATTATCAGCAGAATATTTCATTACTGTTGACTTCAGACCAACCGGGTATCCTAGTTTTAAACCAATATATTGACGCTGCCGGATTACAAAAGGCAAGTTCATGGGTTTATAACATAACCGCCAATATGGGATTTAGTCGTTCGTTTGCTGCGAATGGTAACTACTTTAACTTGGTGTTTACTAATACAGGTCCAGCAACTACAACCAACTTAGCAATTAATACTGCGTATGGTACGATTCCAGACGTTACAAACTTAGGTAACTTAGCCACAGCATTAAACGAAATTAACGGAACGGCGATTACTGCTGGCCAATCAAAATCAGCGAATAGCGTTCCTGTTGTTATTGCAAGTGATCAGAATAGTTTATCAACAACTGATACAACATTAGCAGCTGCACAGACTACAGACGGTTCAATCAGTACATTTATATCAGGAGACCCTAACGGCGACTTTGCTGGGGTTAATATCCTTGAACAAGTGGTTACAGACGGTACAGGCTTATTCCTTAATACTCGTGTACAAAACCCTGTTAAGACTGACGCAAACAACGCTACGGTCTTATCCGATGCACCACCAAGTACAATTCTTGTTTTAAACCCTAACGTGCCACAGGTAATTGATACGACAGGCTATCAAACGGTGGTGTTTCAACAAACGGTAGCTGCTGCGGTTACAGTAACTCACTCAAACGATAACTCTACATTTTCTGCTGTATTGGGTGTTCCTTTGTCTGCTACGGGTAATACATTTTCAAACGCAACGGCAGCAACGGCAGGTTTAATATCTGCGTTTCCAGTAGCAGCACGTTATATGCGTTTTTCGGCAGTGACGGCTACTCAAGTTATTATTTATTTAAGGCAACAACCATTTTCATCATTTGTTGGTTTTGGTAACTCCACAGTTACAGTATCAGGTACGGCAACTATATCAGGGGCAGTTACAGCATCAGGCACGATTGCAGTTGCAACTGCTGCATCAGCCAATCCTGTGCCTATTGGTGGTGCTGACGGTACTGGTCTAACTCGTAGGTTTTTAACTGATACGGCGGGTCAAGTACAGACAGACGTAAACAACCAGTTATATAACGGTGCAATATACACCGAACAATTTTTACCTTTGCGTGTCGAGGAAATTCGTACGACAAGGGGTCAGGATTCTACTCAAGATTTGTTACAACAGATTTTGGTTGAATTGAAGACATTAAACTATTACACTAGAGAAATTCCTAATGCGATAAATTTAATGCTTCAACAGTCAAGCTTGGCGGGTTTAATGCCAGCATCAATGCAAGACGAACAAGAGCAGTTCTTTTCAGACACAACTTTATTTAACTTAACTAAAGGACAGTAAAATGTTAATTCAAGGCATCGTTGGACAGCCGTCCACATCATCAATTCAGGCAGGCACAACTCCAACTGTGCGGTCTGGACAATTAGGTGACATGATTGTTTCCGAACTTCATGGTCGTTTTTATGAACAAGTTTATCGTGGTAACGTGTTCTCAGCAGGTTCTTCAGTAACTGCATTATCTGCTAACACCATCACTTTAACTGCAACTACAACTCCAATCGTAGGTCTTTACAACCCAACTACATCAACAGTTAACTGTGTGATTTTACAAGCTTCTTTACAGGCTTTGATTAACACATTGACAACTCCTGTAGGTGCTGGTGCTTTTGTATGGGCTACCTCTATTGGTAACGCCGCTGTATCTACTGGTGCTTCACCGTTCAACAGAAAAACTTTGGCTTTTTCTGGTTCACAGGCTAAGGCATTCAACGGCGGTGTGGCGTTAACTGGTTTAACTAACAACTTAGTAATTCTTGAAGGTTCAGACTTTACTAGCCCAACAGGTCAGACTTACGGTACTATTACTGCTCCAACAACAGGTACTACACTTACTTCATTCGGTGGTGTACAAAACTTTGACGGACAGTTAATTATTCCTCCGGGCGGTGTATTGGCATTGTTGAACACAACTTCAACTACTACTATGTCAGTTACTTCACGCTTACTTTGGGAAGAAGTTCCAGTCTAATAATTGGGGGGCTTTGCCCCCTTATTTGGAGTTTGTATGGAAATTAATGATATTTTAACTGTACTTCAGAACAAGATTACAGTATTGCAAAATGCTAAAAATAACGCCATTAATAATGGTGAAATGAACGCTATTGCACAAATAGAAGTTGAGATGATTAGCACCCAAGCATCAATAGATAAAATTAAAACTTTAAATTAATGTGGTATAATGAAAGTTTAAAAAAACTTTTAGGACAACATGAAATACAGCATTGTAATACCAACTTATAACAACTGCGAGAAGTATTTAAAACCGTGTGTTGATAGTATTATCAAATATAGTAACATGGACGAGGTAGAGTTAGTGATATCTGCCAATGGTTGTACAGACAACACTTACGACTATTTGCAAGAGTTGCATACTAAAATACCACACATGACATCCGTATGGGATGATGATCAGTTAGGGTTTGCCAAAGCAACTAACGAGGGCATTAAAGTAGCAAGGGCAGATAAGATTGTACTTTTAAACAACGACACCATTATACTAGGCCCAAACTGGTTGGAACGACTAGATAAAGAAGATATAACTACGGTTTTAATGCAACCCTCTCCTATATCACAAAACCAATTTGCGGTATTTTTTTGTGTGTTAATTTATAGAAAAGTATTTGACGTTATTGGGTTGCTTGATGAGCAATTTGAAACGGGTGGTTGTGAAGACATGGATTTTTGTTTTAGGGCGCAAGAAGCCGGATTTAGAATTAATGACGTTGGGAGTCGTGGTGATTTTCCAATTTATCATGTGGCTGAGGGCACCATGCATGACAAGACACTAGTACAAAACTGGGACGAAAAGTTTAAAACCAATTTGGCTAGGTTGTCTAATAAACATAATAATTTAAACATTAAACAGTCATTAGCTTTTTTAATAGACAACGGCAAAGAGGCAATTGAGTTGTTTGATGAAGTGATTACCCATAATATTTATCGCATTACTAAAGAGAGTATGGAGAATCGTGAGGTAATAGACATAGGCGCAAATATGGGTACGTTCTCTTTGTTTGCTAATAAGTTAGGTGCCATAGTTATAGCGGTTGAGCCAGTGTCATCCACCGTAAAGATTTTTAAGGATAATATTAAAAAGTCTGGCTGTGAAGGCATCATGGTTTTAAGGAACGTTGTTTCCGACACAGACGGCGATACAGTTAAAATTGGGTTACACGAAAAGTCAGGCCACAATAACGCATTCGAGCCTAGTAATAATTACGAAGAAGTAAAGACAATCACATTAAAAAGCTTATTAGCAAGCACAATAACGGATAAGGTGTTTTTGAAAATGGATTGTGAGGGGGGTGAGTATGACATACTACTTAACGCCGATCAAAAAGACATGGATAAAATAAACACCATAGCGATTGAAATCCATGGTGACTTGCACCCAGTTTATAAGGGTATAAGTTTAATAAGAAACAAACTATCAGAATTTGGTTTTAGGGCGGTTGAACAAAAACAAATATCAGCGTGGGATGGTATTGATCAATATGGTAAATTTATTAATTTTAGAGATTTACCAATAACACAAGAAATTTGGATGCGCTAATGCATAAGGTTCTTTGTTCCGTAGCAACCCGTGGCAGATACTTTACAACACTGCCCTTAGTACTAAATGCCATCATTAACCAGACAAGACAACCAGACAAGTTGGTTATCTTTGACGATAATGATGAGCCACAAGACATGCGAAAAGAGATGATTTATGCATACTTTTTTCAGATGTTAGACATTAAAGGCATCCCTTGGGAGTGGGTGTTTGCTGGTAAAAAAGGTCAGCATCACATTCACCAACAAGCCAACATGATGGGTTATGACTTTGTTTGGCGTGTTGACGATGACGCTATACCAGAGCCCAACGTGCTTGATGATTTGACTTACTGGGCGTTCTTTGAAGATGATGTTGGTGCAGTTGGTGGATCAATACTAACACCACCCTACATGCCAGACACAAGCAAGGTCACTGGTAAGATAGACAACATTGATAATGAACCAAACATCCAGTGGGGTGTTATTAAAAAGGCTAAAGAGGTTGAGCATTTACATTGTAGTTTTTTATATCGTGCTGGTGTGCACGATTATAACTTGGGCCTGTCCCGAGTTGCGCACCGAGAAGAAACGCTGTTCACGTATGGGTTACACCAAAAAGGGTACAAAATTTTAGCGGTGCCATACGCAACAACGTGGCATATGAAGAACCCTAACGGTGGCATACGTATGGAAACTAAGCAAGAATTATATGAGCATGACGAGAAAATATTTAAAAACACGCTATCTTGTCGTGATAAAACCATCGTGGTTCTTAATTGTGGTCTTGGTGACCATATTGTTTTTAGTCACGTTTTGCCTTCAATACCTAATGCTGAAGTGTTTACGTGCTATCCTGAGATTGTACAGGGTCAATCTATAGCCAAGGCGATTGAGTTATTTGGTGACATTGACCAGTGGAATATCTATAAGAAGATGGATCAGTGGGGCTGGAAGGACAGTTTAGAGAACGCATTTCGGAAGATGTACCTATGATTATTATTGCACCGTTTGCTCAAACCCTAAGGACTGGTAAGTTAAACCCTAAGAACTACCCATACTGGAAGGAGTTAATCAGCATGATTGACGAGCCAATTATCCAGGTTGGTGTAGAGGGGGAGGAGCAGTTAGTTGAGGAGTTTAAGAAAAACCTACCGATTAGTGAGCTGCGTCAACTAATTCAAACATGTCGTACTTGGGTGGGTGTTGATAGTTTCTTTCAACACTTAGCGTGGGATGAGGGTAAGCCTGGCATCGTGCTATGGGGGCCGTCGGATCCATTGATATTTGGACACCCAGAAAATATTAATCTGTTGAAAGACAGGTCTCACCTAGTAGAAAATCAATTTATCTGGTGGGAGGCAACAGAGCACCAGCGTGAACGGTTTGTTGAACCTCATATTATTTTAAAACATATCAATAAGGAATAATCCTATATGTCACAAAGTGGCTACACACCTATCGCCTTATACAGTAGTGGAACTGCGTCAGCAACTCCCACATCTGGAAATCTTTTTAATGGGGAATTAGCATTAAATTACAACGATGGAAAATTGTACTATAAGGATTCTAGTGGGGTTGTTCAAATTATTGCCAGTAAGGCTGGCAACGTCAACGTCTCATCCATTAACTTTGGCACCACTGGGTTAACACCAAGCACGGCGACAACCGGTGCGGTTACTGTTGCGGGTACATTAATTACTAGCAATGGTGGTACAGGTTTGTCTAGTTGGACAGCAGGTGACTTGCCTTACTATGCGTCTGGAACCGCGCTATCTAAGTTAGGTATCGGCACTAGCGGACAAATTCTTAAATCAACAGGCACAGCCCCACAATGGACAACACTATCTGGTGTTGCTGTTACTACATTTAGTGGTGGCACTACAGGATTAACACCCAACACAGCAACAAGCGGAGCGGTCACACTAGCGGGTACATTAAACATCGCTAACGGC